ACCGCTTCAGCCATCTTTTGAATTTTGGCATAAGTGTCATATTTTTCTCTAAGTTCTTTCGATTGGACGAAACTTCTGCGCCATAATCGACGTAGCTTCATTTTTGCTTCAGGGCGTTCACAAACTGCGTTGTAATCTTCCGCATCGAAGGCCCTGGTAAAAGTCCACCGTCCTGCAATCGTTCGACACTCAACAACCTCAAATGTCTGCTCTCTTAATTGCTTAACTACACGTGTAAAGACCTGACTTGTACCGACAATTTTAATACGCTGTTTCCGTTGCTGAGTAATCTCTGCCAGCAAGCCTTCAGGGAATTTTTGCCAGGCACTTGAGTTATATTCATTTTGTATCTCATCGATGGCAAATATAACCCCTTTTAAGCCGTTTCTCAGCTCGAAAAGTTGTTGCCAGCTATTCATAGGCACATCCTCATGAACATAGCCGAAATTGGTACAAATAATCGCTTCAGGATACTTCTTTCTCATACGCTCAAGATATTCAGTCATGGCCATTGTTTTTCCGCCACCCTGACGACCACAATACAAGGTCAGACCGTATTCTCTAAATTCTTTTCCGTTCCTGATACGATGATACAAATCATAAGACAAAGCGCCTATAAAGCTAAAAATCTTCAAATATGCAGGCTTTTCCGAAAGCACCTCAAATTGCTTTCCTCGAATACCTTTTTTTCTCATAAACAATAACCAATGCTAAACAGATAAAACGGGCGCCCGCAAATGCGGGCTTTCCGTTTTATCCTGCCTACCCTTTCTTATTTTTTTAGTTAATAAACGGTATTCGATGAATAATCCAATTTAAACACTTCGTACCGAAAAGCGAAACATAAAACGTAGATATCAACCCTATACAGATAAAAATATCTCTAAAAGGCACAAATGGAGATGCCTCATATAGTATATTCGATACTGCATTTAAAGCTGATACAAAATTATTTACAAATTCAAAAGATGGAAATAAACTTATTAACCACTCTAAAACACTAAAACAAACATCTAAAATTCCTTGTACCATCTTTAATCCTCCGCCACTTTATAGAATTTTCTAGCAAAGAATAAAGCCATCAATACATAAGCTAAAGCCCTAAACACCATTTTAATTGGCTTTGCCAATTTAGTTGCTGTTGCTCCGTCCAAAATAGCATAATTAGAACCCAAAATATTTATACTCATATCGTCTATTGTGTCCTTATCATTAAAATCATACCTTAAAGGAACCATTGTGGGGAATTTTCTTTTGAAAAGTCCATCTAAGCCCCTCATCCGACCTTTTAGCCATGTCTCATCAATCGAAAATGTCCACGTTATAGCCCCTGTAATTGCGTCAGAAATGACTTTAGATAAAGTTTGAAGAAATTCCCATATCTTACTTAAAATGTTTATTATGCCCCCAGGAATAGCTAAAATAGCTTGTAAAATTTTAGCAAGCCAATCCCATAAAGCTTTTAATCCATTTAAAATTGCTCCAGGTATTCCAAGAATTGCATTCAATAACTTTTTAAGCCATTCTATAATCTTATCTAACCATCCAAGACCTGTACCTGCAGCAGTAGTTGCACCACTACCTGCAAGAGTTCCAGTTCCTGCCAATTCACCTGCTCCAGTTAATGAACCAGTACCAGGTATTTCACCAATTCCAAGAGAACCAGCTCCAACCTCAGGAACCGCTGGATTAGCAACCCCTGTACCTGCCCTAATCTTATTTAACTCCCTTAATTGATCATCAGAATAAGTCTTATCTGATACCCTAGGAAGAGCAGGTAAACTCAAAGAAGCCACCTGAGCATCATTTTTAAAAGTTACTCTTTCACTATTTTTAGGAAATGCTGTATCTATATATTTATCAACGCTAGAACTATCAATAGCACCCTGTTTCAGTTTTTCAGTTGATACCGTCATTCTCTCTCCTAAACCAATTTCAGGAACAGAAACAGATTTTACTACAACATTGTTTCCTGGAGGAACATCTAAATAAACGGACCTAGAAACTCCTTTCCCTTTATGAGCAATTGTAGCCGAAAGGTAATTTATTTGACCTTTTTCATTTCGCCCCACATTGTAATCTACACCAGCCGCTCCTATCCCTGAATCAGTAACTGCTCTTAATTTAACTTTAGAGTCCGTCGGTTCTAAATCAACCTTAACAGTTATTTGAGGAACGAGATAATCTCTCCCCTCTTTAAAAGTATCTGAAGAAAATAGCCAATTATATGCCGGCTTTTCCGTTCCAACATACAATGATGCTGTAGGTCCGCCACCAACCATCATTTTAGTTGAATTAGCTCCTATAACCCCTGTATTGGTCAACAAACCGCCTTTATAAACTAATGTACTAGGAACAGTAGCAGTCGAACCTAATCCAGCCCCTACATTCTTAATTGCTTGTTTTAAAGTATCATCAATTTTTACAGATGTTCCTGATACAAATTCTCCAACAGAATGACCCATTTTTTTAAGCTCATCCGCTACTGCACCACCTACAGCTTTAACATCATCCCAATGATCAATAGTATAACCCAACGCAACACAAGCAACTATACCCAATACAACCCAAGGTAAAACTGCAGGGTTTAGACCTCCAAGAAGCAACCCTCCAGACAATGCCCCAGCATCTGCCTTAACTTCTTTAGGCTTAAATGCACTCGTAAAAAGTAATATAACAATACAAAAACAAACCGTTATTTTTTTTATAATTTTTTTCATTTTGCTCCTTATCAAAAAAAGCACCCTTTCGAGTGCTTTTGATTAAAAGAATTTCTTGAGCGTTGATACTGCAAAGCGAACAGCAAGGCTCGCTCCTAACACAGCGGCACCGACTGGCAAGATAGACGGAACTGCCTGCAAAACTGCGTCCTTAACAGGTGCTAAAAGGTCAGCTGTAATCATAGAAAAATCCTCCAAAATTGTTTTTTTTTAGGTATAGTTTAACGTCTTTACCCATAGACAAGTTTTTAGAATATAAATTGTTTTAGGAGATGGTATATAAAGAAAAATAAAAGGAGACCAGGAATGACAATCACTCCGTAAAAAGTAATGACATTAGCCTGCATATGGTACAAATCATAATCTTTTTCAACTTTGGAAACTATCTTTTCAATTTTTTCATCAGTCTCGGTTTTCTTACCGTTTTCTTCTGTTAGCTTAGATAGGTTTTTCAATTCTTCTAAAATTTCATCAGAATTCTGTTTTTTCTCTTGATTTTCATCTTGCTTTTTCTTATCAAGTTGCTCTTGTTCCTGTTTATCTTTATCAATGCGCTCATTGAATTTCTTTAATTCGTCATAGACTTTATTAGTCGCTTTTGTTTGCTCATTTAACTTATCAAGTAAACTTTTGTTATATTCTTCAAGACTACCTGATAATTTAGAAAGCTCCTCCGGCTTCATTATGCAGCCACATCAACCGCTTCAACATTTTCAAAACGGTCAAAGGCAACTTTTTTAGTCGCAATATTGACGGTCATGAACATTTCAGCTTTTGCAGGTAATGGATTACGAGCAATCAAAGCATATTGTGCTGATGTAAGGCTATATTTTACAGGCAATAGACCTACAACATTTTCAGGATCTTCATTCACTAAAGGAAGTACCCACACTGTAACGCCTGACACCTGTCGTTGCGTTTTCTCGTCTGTAAAATCATAGGGACGAGCACCCAAAATTAGAACATCATTTTTCATTGTTTTCCTCTTTTCTTTTTTGTTGTTCACTTATATATTCGTAAATACATTTCAAAAAAAAGAAAAAAATCCAAATTTTTTTTGGATTGATTTTAGCCATTATATATTTATTTCACGTTTCATTGACAGTAAGAAACCAGGGACTAAACTTTTAAAATCGTCTGTCGGTCGGTCTAATGCCCCACCAACACGATTTCAAGTTTAATCTGTCCCTGCTTACTGTCCAATGAACTTTCGCGACATAAAACGATTAACTAATTTTATTTTTCAATCTATTACATCTTTTTCTTTTTTTTGCTATACTAGTATCGCTCTCGGTTACCGATTGCGTTCCTATGGTTCGTGAAAGGAGGTGAGCTTATTGCATTACATTTTTGACGTCTTACTTGCTATTATGGCGGAAGTAGCTGCACACTACATCTGCAAGTGGTTAGATAGCAAGGACAAAGACCGAAGCTAGCCCAAGATACCCGTTAATCTGAAAAGAACGTAAAAAAAGCCCTAGAGGACTGCCATCCTCTGGGGCTTTGGTGTGCTATTGCATTACATTTTATAACTCAATTATACCACATTATTCTGTTTTGTTTTACTTTAAATAATAATTTTTACGTTCCCAGTTCCATATTGCTACAATTTCACGACCTGAAGAAGTGCCGTCCTTATCCTCTCCAGTTTGAACAAGGTTACCATCTTCTAAATCATCAAAGTCCAGGTCTTTTTTGATTTCCTTAAACAGCTTACCAAAGCCAATTTGTCTTTTTCGGTGCAATCCTGTCAGCATATCATCTACAATTTGTAGTTTCTCCTGATCCGTGAAATCCGTTTTCTTGTCCGTTACATCAAACGGCTTGACCGGATATTTAGCCGTCTCTAAAATCGCACCTTTTAGCCCTTTGCCTTTATCAGCTTTTACTGCTCTAATATCAACCATTGGAGTATAGTCTAGCTTCATAGCTTTCTGCCAAAGTTCTGTCCACTCCTCCTGGTTTAAATAGTCAGCTTTTGACCTAAAATAGCTTGGCTTAACCATTAGTAAAACGTGCAGATGAGGATGATAGCTGTCTAATTCTTTGGAATAAGTAACCTCTGTCGCTCTTAAAAAACCAATCAGATTTTTATCAACCTTTTTATACTTCATCAGTCTATTGAACCCTCTTAAAATATCCGTCATAGACTGATTAAGTTCTTGACCTGTCACATTTTTGACAGTCAAAGTCAAGAATAGAAAGCGCCCTTTCGGTTGCCTAATCATAGCTTCTTCAACAATTTTACTTGCTTGATATGAGTACTTCATCGACCTTCTCCAGTTGCACAAAGCACACAGCTTATTTTTGCAGAAATAAGACTGATATAGTTTCTTCGTTCCGTCAGACTGCTCAACAAATTTTAGAACTTCAGCACATTGATATACTCGCTCAAATGAACGATAACCCAAAATATCTAACTGTCCTGCCAGTTCAATATTTTTTAATTTGCGTTCTCTCCATTTTCTATCTTTTCCAGTCTTTGATATATCCTGAAATACTTGATTTTTGACTTCTGTCATGTTATAATTTACCTGTAA